AACGCAAAGGTATTAAATGTTTAGTTATCGATCCATTCAACAAGGTTAAGCTTAAAGGCACAGCTGATATGTCTATACCAGACGCTACTATGGAGTATCTAGCTCAGATAGAGATGTTTGCTAAGAAGTATGATGTACTAGTTATTGTAGTAGCTCACCCAACTAAGATGTATAAGAAAGATGATGGCACTATGGAAGAGCCAACTATGTATAATATCAAAGGTGGTGGTGAATGGTATGATGCTAGTTATCATGGTTTACTTGTTCACAGGAACTACGGTAATAATACTGTTAAAGTTAAAGTATTAAAAGTAAAGTTTCAGAACTTAGGACAGAATCAAGCTGAAGCACATTTTAATTGGAATCATGCATCTGGAGACTATGAACCTTTACCGGATCCTGCAGATCACGCATTACCTTGGGAATAGATGGCATGGCAAGCAAAGAAGCCTAAAGGCTTTATAGGACTAAATACAGGTTTTGTTGCTAATCAAGAACAGTTAAAGTGGTATAGATATTGCATAAAGGAAGGAATAATAGTAGCACCGGTACCAACATCTCAAGGAATGTTTGCTGAGGAATGGCGTATTGGTGTGTCTTTTATGCCTAACTACAAGAAAATATATAATACTCCTACTGTTTGGATTAGTGAGAACGTCTGGCAAGAAGTCTTTAATACAATGAAATATTATTATGACAAAAGAAAACAATAGCTATGGCATTGAAGAAGAGTACAGAGGATTACTATCAGGAACATTCTATGGAGGAATACCTAAAGAGGACCGCACAGGGGTTGGAACACGCTCTGTCTTTGGCAGAATCCTTAAACACGATATGTCAGAGGGATTCCCGTTACTAACAGGTAAACACATTTACTTTAAGAATGCTGTCACAGAGTTGCTCTGGATGCTCCAGGGACGTACTGATATGCAATACTTACACCAACACGGTTTGAAGTATTGGGATGCAGATTACAAGCGCTCAGGTAGAACAGATGGAACACTAGGTCCAATATATGGTAAGCAATGGAGAAACTTTAACGGTATCGATCAGATTGCTAATCTAGTTCGTGATATTAAGAATGAAAATACAAGCCGACGACTAATGGTTACTGCATGGAATCCAGCTGAGATGGAACACATGGCGTTACCTCCCTGTCATTATGGTTTTCAGGTTGAGGTTAACCAAGGTAAGCTAAACTTATTCTGGTCACAACGTTCAGCTGATCTATTCTTAGGATTGCCTTATGATTTAGCTATGTATGGCTTACTACTTAATATGTTAGCTAAGGGTGCTGGTTTAGAGATGGGAGAGCTTGGTTGTTTCTTAGGTGATTGCCACATATACAACGGTCACGAAGATGCAGTACAAACTTACTTAGAGAGACCAACGTTTAAGCTACCTCAAGTTAGTGTAGAACAGGGATTGAGATATATGCCTGCTGAAGGTGGACATGTATTGATACCTACTCACAATAAGATTCACTTAACCGAGTATGAATCAGGACCGCCTATAAAAGCACCATTGTATGTTGGATAAGTACGAGTGGTATTTTCAGAAAACAAACTATATGGCCAAGTACTTAGGCAAGGAAAGCTTAGAGATCATTAAAAAATTAAATTTAAAATACAAAACCAAATGAAATACAAGATTTACCATATACCAGGTGTCAAGATCGGATGTACTACAGACATTCAAAAACGTGTTGTAGAAGTTCAAGGATATAAGCAGGGAGAATATGAGATCATATTCGAAACTAATGATTTAGCTGAAGCCTCAGAAGCTGAAAGACTACTTCAAGAAGATTTAGGATATAAAGTTGATATGAAACCTTACAAAGATTTATTTAAGAAGAGTAAGCGTGTTAGCAATAAACATACTTCATCTGCAGCAACAACTACATTTAAAGTATCTAAAGACAATATTGATGCACATTTTTTAAATAATATTATAATTCAGAATGAGTTTGGAACGTACGCCTTGGATAGTGAAGATAAAATTGAGTGGGTTATTTCTAATATACACCCTAGTCAGTTTGGTCCTGGGTCCTGTTATATATATAACAAAGTATTATCACAAGCAGAAGCTTTCCAAGAAAAGCCAGCAGTAGGTGATAGTAACATGTTCTCTTTAATTAGAGACTGGGCTAATACTAGAGGTATATATGATAAGGGAGATAGTAAAACTCAGTACATTAAACTACAAGAAGAGGCTGGTGAACTGGCTCAAGCATTACTTAAACGTGATACTCCTGAGATAGCTGACGCTATAGGCGATATGGTGGTTGTTTTAACCAACCTAGCACACTTAGAAGGCTTTACTATAGAAGAATGTATTGAAGGCGCTTACAAGGTCATATCAACACGTACTGGAAGAATGGTTAATGGAACATTTAAAAAAGATTAAATGAATATTGAAACTAAAGACGAAGTAGTAAAGCAAGTAATTAAGAAGCTCGATTCTCGTAGCTCTGTAGGTTATAAAAAGTATGGAGTAACACTACACGATGATTCACCTAGTTTATATAAGTGGCTTAATCATTTACAAGAGGAACTACTTGATGCTGCTAACTACATTCAAAAGTTACAGAATGAATCTTCAGATCTACTTGAGGAAAAGCTATTGAAAGATTATATTGAAGATATCGATGTACAAGCTAATCCACTAACTAGTTCTTATAAACGTTCTATATATCCAGGAGATGCTTGGGTATCAACAGATACAGTCACCTAATGATGAAACGAAGCAAGAAGAAAGGACCAGTACAAGCGAAAAAGACTACACATGATGGAATCAATTTTGCTTCTGGTTTAGAAAAATATACTTATATTGCACTTAAGAAAGAAAAACTATTTGAATTGTATGAAGGTGAAGTTTTCCAGTTGGTCGAAGGATTTAGTTTTACGAATCAAGCTTACGAGAAGCAAGCCAATGGAAAAGGTGATCTTATTGACCGAGGGCAAAAGAAAATACTGGGAATTAAGTATACACCTGACTTCACAGGGAAAGACTACGTAATAGAGTGTAAGGGTAGAGCTAATGAATCTTTTCCATTAAGATGGAAATTGTTTAAGCTTTGGATGATAATCAATAAAGATCCTAGGCCGTTATATAAACCTCAAAATCAAAAGGATGTAGACTTAATAATTGCAGTGATAATTAAAAAACGTAAAGAGATCAAAATGTTTAACACTTAATTATGGAATTACCAAAGGAATTATTAAACTCAAAGATTAGGCAAGACAATGTAGACATTCAAAAAGAAAAGAAACATATATCTTCTATTCAATATAAACGTAGAAAATTAGAAAAGGATGTTAGAAACTACAGTAGAAAAAACGAACCAATTAGATCAAGAGACATTGACGCAATCGGAATCAGACACGGATTTCACATTAGCTGATTACCATCAAGAGAGAATTAACCACCACATGAAAATGCTAAGTTATTACTTAACAGAACAAACTAATGAAGAACTGGATAATTGAGATAGGCTTATATCCTGGTGTACTAGTTGGCGCTAGATCATACGTATCAGAGGAAATCACAGAACACGTGCTATACATGCCGTTTGTGGAACTATGTTTAACAGTAGAAAGATAATTAATTAAAACAATGAACAATGAAAAAAATGACAAGAGAAGAGCTGACAGCAAAATTGCAAAACGCGGAGAGTGTAGTACAGCAGTTGATAGGGGAGTTTATAAACCTCAAAGACTTGGCGATCGGGACTATGGAACTGGTCAAAGAGCTCCCAGATTACGATCTAGCCTTGGAGAGTCTGAAGAATAAAATTCAGATTCAAGCTGACATCGCTAAAGCTAAACTAGACGAACCAAAATTAGAGTTACCTGACGAACCTAAATTAGAAGAATAATATATGTCATTATTTACACCGAGATTAGCCTACAAGCCATTTGAATACCCTGAGTATTACACCGAGGGATGGTTAAAGCAAGCACAAAGCTTTTGGCTACATACCGAGATAAGCATGTCAGGAGATGTTAAAGACTGGAATGAAAATCTAACTAAAGAAGAAAAGAACCTGGTAGGAAATATCCTGCTAGGTTTCGCTCAGACTGAGTGTGCTGTAAGCGATTACTGGACACAAAACGTAGTTGGTTGGTTCCCGAAGCATGAGATACAGCAGATGGCAATGATGTTTGGATCACAAGAAACCATTCACGCAGTTGCTTATAGCTATTTAAATGAAACACTAGGACTAGAGGACTATGAAGCATTCTTACACGAGCCCACCACGACGGAGCGCCTCGATAACCTTATTAGTTACACTGGTTCTGACACTCGCGGGATTGGCCGGTCTCTCGCTATTTTTTCTGCATTTGCAGAAGGTGTATCTTTGTATTCCGCTTTTGCTGTGTTATATAGCTTTCAGCTCCGTAATCTGCTTAAAGGCGTTGGCCAACAGATGAAGTGGTCAGTAAGAGATGAATCGTTGCACAGCAAGATGGGATGTAGATTATTTCGTCAGATGTGTGAAGAGGACAAAGACTTACTAGAAGCATGTAGAGAAGATATACTTGCAGCTGCTACTGTTATGTTGACAGCTGAAGAGAATTATATCGACAAGATGTTTGAGATGGGAGATGTTGAAGGTATAAAGGCTTATGATTTAAAACAATTTATTAGAAAAAGATTAAATGAAAAACTTGCAGAATGTGGTTACTTCGACCTCGGGCAATACTTTGCATACGACAAAGATGCAGAATCAAACCTCGATTGGTTTAAACACCTTACCGGCGGTATTACTCATACTGATTTTTTTGCTGTTCGTCCGACTGATTACAGCAAAGCAAATGAAGGAGAAGATTTCGAAGACATTTGGTAATATCTTTAAAAGAAAAAACTTTGACTTATAACACCTTGATTACTAATGAATAATAGAATAAAAGTTTACACCTAGGGTAAGTTTCCCTGTAAACATGCAATTATCTATATAACAAACAAAATAGATATGAGCAAGACAAGTTGGTCTAATAAAGACCTAGCATTATTGTGCATTCCTGAAAATCATAAGATTACTTATGACGGCTTTGAATACCAATGGTATCATAAGATACATGGTAACAAATGGGAGATACACTGCATAGAGGGATTCGATAGTTGGAAAAAGCCGTATAGTTGGCTGCATTTTTCATTACATAGATGGTCTAAGGAATTAGCGACAAGACAAATTGATTCTTCTGAATCATACTTTGACAATATGAGAAAAGCCTTAATTCTCACTAGAGAAGCAATTAAGATTAGTAACAACAAAAGGTTAAAGTCTAAGGTTAAAATTAAATTAATCAAAGAGTTGATGCCGCAAGAAACCGTACAATATATAGCTGACATACTAAATATGAGTAGACAAGCAGTACACAGACATTTATAATTATGAAGAAGTTTAGCTTAAAAAGTTTAGTAAAGGATAGACGACTGACAGTCAATGAACGGCTGTCGGGTCGCCTTGGATACATGGGAACAGCTTTTATAATGATGGGACCTTATATATTATCTTACGGTAATATAGGAGCTGTTAGTTATATAGTTGGAGGAGTGTTATGTATACCACAAGTTGTGGTGGCTAAGCAATGGAATTTGGTTGCTATAAACGCAAACGTTATAATAGGATATTTAATATATATACTCAATGGATAATATGAATAAATTTAAAGTAGGCGATAAGGCCGTAAAACTTAAGGGTTATAAATTCCCGTGCACTATAGTAGGTGTGTTCGAAACAATACAAGGCAATACCAGGATAGTTGGTGAGATGGATGAGTACGGCTTATTACATATTTTTAACGAAAACCAATTAGACCATGTGGAATAATGAGTGGAAGAAAGGAATTGACTACCCATCTTGGGGAGATACAGACGTCTATAAGAAAACTATCGCAGGAGGCTACTTATTACAAGGAGAAACACCGAGACAGGCTTACGAAAGAGTATCAAACGCGGTTGCAAGAAGACTTGACAAGCCAGAAATGGCAGAAACATTCTTCGATTACATTTGGAAAGGCTGGTTATGTTTGGCTTCTCCCGTTCTTAGTAACACTGGTACTGATAGAGGTTTGCCTATTAGTTGCTTTGGCATTGACGTTGCAGATTCAATAGCAGACATAGGAACAAAGAATTTAGAAATGATGCTCTTAGCTAAACATGGCGGCGGTGTAGGAGTAGGTATTAATATGATAAGACCCGCAGGTGCCAAAATAACAGGTAATGGAACTTCAGACGGCGTTGTCCCTTTTTGCAAAATCTACGACTCAACTATACTCGCGACCAGCCAAGGTTCCGTTAGAAGAGGAGCTGCATCAGTTAACATTAATATCGAACACCCTGACTTCGTCGATTGGCTCGAAATACGAGAACCCAAAGGAGATGTCAATAGACAATCTCTTAACTTGCATCAGTGTGCTGTCGTTGGCGATAAGTTTATGCGCCAATTGGAACTCGGAGATAAAGAAGCTAGGAGCAAGTGGAGCAAGCTTATCCAAAAGCGCAAAGCAACTGGAGAGCCCTATATCTTATTTAAAGGAAATACAAACAAAGCTAATCCAGAAGCTTACAAGCAAAACGGATTAAAAGTTCACATGACCAATATATGTAGCGAGATTACATTGCATACTGATGAAAATCATAGCTTTGTATGTTGCTTATCATCATTAAACCTAGAAAAATACGACGAATGGAAGGATACAAACTTGGTATACGATGCGATATGGTTCCTGGACGGTGTCCTGGAAGAGTTCATCCAGAGAGCAAAGGGGCTGAGGGGATTCGAGAATTCTGTAAGGTCAGCTGTAAAGGGACGGGCCCTAGGGTTAGGAGTTTTGGGGTGGCACAGCTTACTACAGAAGAACGGGATAGCCTTCGAAGGGTTGCTAGCCCAATTCAAAACCAGAGAGATCTTCTCAAAGATAAAGATTGAAACTGAGAGAGCTTCTAGGAAATTAGCAGAAGTATATGGAGAACCACTTTGGTGCGTTGGAACTGGTATGCGTAACACTCATTTAAGAGCCGTAGCACCGACCGTATCGAACTCTAAACTATCTGGTAACGTTTCACCAGGTATTGAGCCTTGGGCTGCTAACGTGTTCACAGAACAGTCCGCTAAAGGAACATTCATTAGGAAGAATAAACAATTACAAAAAGTATTAAAAAAGATTGGAATTGAAAACAAAGAAACCTGGGATAAGATTCTTACAGACGGCGGATCCGTTCAAGACATTAGCGAACTCGATAACTGGTATTTTGATCACTTTGGAAGACTTACCCAAAAGCATGGTGACGGGCTCGAGAAGGTGAAGAATGTGTTTAAAACATTTAAAGAGATTAATCAACTGGAATTAGTTAAACAAGCAGGAATTAGGCAAGATTACATTGACCAGTCTGTAAGTTTGAATTTAGCTTTTCCATCTGAAGCAACTCCTAAATGGATGAACACAGTGCACTTTGAAGCTTGGAAGAGAGGTGTAAAAACGTTATACTATACACGTACAGAATCTGTATTAAGAGGTGATATTGCTGCCTCTGCTATGGATCCTGATTGTGCAAGCTGTGACGGATAGTAACTAATTAATAATAAACAATTTAAACAACAAACATTATGGCTAAAAAATTCAGCTTCGCAGACGCAAAACTAAGAATTAAAGAATTAGAGAAAGAAGTAGAATCACTTATTCTCAACACAGACGATCACGTCTATACAAACGCAGAGAACAAAGTTATTAAGTTCTTAAAAGCGTGGGCAATTATGGGTCCAGCACTTGCAATTGTACTTACAATACTACTATTATCATTAAGTAATTTATAATAGTATACAATAAAAAAACCCCCTGCAGCCATTACGGTTGTAGGGGGTTTCTTTGTTTAATATAGTTTGCGTTTAATCGCACTCTCAGAAGGTTCTGCTGCGTAAGCAACTTTCTCCCAAGGTAAACTCGGATGACCCTCTATTAAGGCTTTTCCGTTGTACATTATCTTACCATTTTCACGTTTATACTTCTTTCCATTCCAAGTAACGTTATCGTCATCATATGCAAGCTTACCGCTTTCCATATCAGCCATATGTTTCTCTTCATGTACGATAGTCTTTTCACGTTCTACTGGCGATAAATTAGGATCAATCTCAATGGTCCCATCGTTATTAGCTTTACCAGCAACTCCGTTATCTAATCTCTTATTAGGAGAATCAAATTCAAAGTCACCATCAAAATCATTACTAAAATCTAAGTCACCATCAAAATCACCATCAAACTCTAAGTTATCAAAGTTAAAGTCTTTTTTATCAATCTTACTCTTTTTACCTTTCATACCTAAAGACCATTCACTCCAGCCTAGTGCTAAGAATATTTGTTGGTATGCTTGATTTTCAGAATTAGTAGCTTCTATTATGTTGTTAATTTTAGTAACAACTCTGTCTAAAGGAACATTTGTAGTAGCTGAGATTAACTTACCAGCAGCTTCAGTCCCTGGACCTAGTCTAGCTGTATCGAATTGAGGCTTAAGATCTTCAAGTTTGTTGTAAGTAAACGCGTTAGCTACAGAAACTAGTTTAGAAACTTTAGTCGATATAGGTGGAGATAGATTGATTGCTGCTAAAGCAACTTTCTTATAATCAGGTCTATTCTTTTCCTGCTCCTCTATAGCTTTTAACACCATGTTTTTAGCTACGGAAACCGCGTTACCCCCTAATCCAGCACCTCTAAGCAAAGTATCTAACACTCCGTTAGCAATCTTTAGCCCTTCGTCACTGTTTTCAAACTCTTCATCTTCATCCCACCACAATTTAAACATACCCTGCTGTAAAGCAGAGAACATTATATTTGATAGTGCTCCGTAGTAAAGCATTTTAGACGCATTAGTTTTCCAATCTCCTCTTCCATTAGCAAGATCTAAGGCAGCCTTTTTAGTCAACCTGGTATATTGCATAGGTGTGTTAGCGAAAGCCAACATAAGACGCCCTAAACCACCTGATTGCTGCATAGAAACTCTATCAGGCCTAGACGATTGTTGAGACTCTTCAGAAGTTTCTCTTAAATCAATCATAGCTTTTGCCTCTGCATCAGATTCGCTCATGCCTTGTTTCATGTATGAATTTATCCTATTTCTATAAAAACTAGCTCCACCTGTTGCTATAGCAAATGCATCAGCAAACTGTGTTGGTGCAAATCCTTTTTGAAGAAGCTTTGCTAATATAGAACCAATTTTATTTGATGACTTTTCTGCTGAAAGAACAATTTCTTCTGCACTTATATCAGTCTGTAATCCTTTTCTACGTAACTTAACGAAGTCTGAATTAAACACAGTTGACCAGTCTTTAGCAAATTTAGGAAAGTTTAAAAGAGCTTTAGCAGCCATTAATGGATTGTTATCCGACCAGTTTAAGTAGTTACCCATAGACTGGAGTTGTAGAATAGCAGACTTAAAGTTTAAGAACATTACTGTTCCGACTGAGTTGTTAACCCAATCCATCCAAGCATTTTCTATTCTACCACCTTTAGAAGGCCTGTTTCTACCTGTCTTCATTCTTTGAAGAATGTTTTCAAGAGCTTCAGTGTATCGCTCACCGTAAATAGATTTAAGCTTATTTAAATTTTCTTTACTATAAATAACATCTACGTTAGCTTGCCAGTTTTCTAAAAACTTAGCTCTAGTTTCAGTATTAATTGAATTAACCATGTCAATCGCTATATTACCAACTAGCCAATCTCCTTCTGGAGCTGGATAACCGTCTTTACCTGCAATATTTTCTACAGCGTTAGCGAAGTCTTTTAAAGATTTATTATCTTTAACTTGCTTAAGCATCTGGGCTACATCTTTCTTAGCTAAAGTATCGGGTACATTATCTGTTTTATTCCACAAGTATACTCTTACAGCCTCTTCGTTTGTAAAACCTCGTTCGCCTGTTTCGCTTAACCTAAAAGGGGTGTCTTGCATTCTGCTTTTAAGGGCTTTAAGACTTTCCATTTTAGCGGCTTTAACAGCATCAAAATTGCTTATAGCTAAAGAATAAGGGTCTAATAAGTTTTCTTTATACCATGCTAGATTCTTTTCACCCTCTTGACCTTTACCCAGCGTAGGGTATGTTAAACCAACAAAGTCTTCAGCGGAGTAAGGTACAAAAAACTTAAGTCCTCCTTTTTTAGCAGCAAGCTTAGTAGCTCTATCGTCTGAGTATCTAGCTTGGGATTTAACGCCTTTAACTCTTTGGAGCATGTTGTTAAAATCTTTATCTAAAGAAACAGAATTGAATGTTTCAGCTATGCTATTACCATCTTGTTTAGTTGACTCTAATTTGTAAAATACAGATATATTGCCAGCCTTAACATCTTGGCCTTGCTTATTAGTAGTAGTACCGCTAGTCCTTAATCTAACCTCAACCTTCATACCACCATCTAATAATGGTGCTTGTTCAGTTGCAGCTTCGTTTAAAGCATACACTTGATTTTCACCGAAGTAGTAAATAAAACTGCTTTCATTGTCTGGTGCCTTAGCACTGTAATGATCATTAATAGGCTTAATAGACTGATCCTTAACTGTTACACTAAGATTCTTTTGTATGTCTAAGCCTTTACCTTTGTTCTGACCAAGTGAAACGTATGTATCTTTAGAGAGTCCGTTAAAAGGAAATTCTGCAATTCCAGCTTTTTCAACGTATTCTGCGTATTCATCAGATTTACTTTCGACTAGAGGCTTAACAATACTAAATAGTTTGTCTGACAATGTCGTTGTTGTAAAACCTTC